TTTATGCTTAATACGGTTGATATCGTACAAGACCCATCAGCACCAAATGCTTTTGTTAATGGAATTATGGAAGGTGTTGACTGGATCTGGAATAATGGCATCATTGAAGCTCGAGAAATTGAACAAATAGAGACTGAAATTAAACGTGCTCCACGTGCGGATCTATATGAAACGCAGGTTCGTGAGTATAAGAATTTCCTCTCGTTACTGAAACAACAGCAATATTAAGGAGTCAAACATGACTGATCAAGTACAAGATCAAGATGTTGAGCTCGACGAGATCGAAATCGAAGAAGCTCAAACTCACGATCCTAAAAATGCTGAAGCTCAATCAGTAGCTGCAACTGCTAAAGCAGGTGACGCTACTAAAAAGGCACCCGCTCGTAAGGGTGACAAGAGCAACAGCGAACCGTCACATCTAAAAGGTGCTGGCACCAAAGCCGAGTCTGTTGAATTTGATGGAGACTTTAGTGAAGACCTAAACGCTTTGGTTGAATCTGAGGCAACTCTTTCAGAAGAGTTTAAAGCCAAAACAGCAATCATTTTTGAAGCAGCGGTTAAAACAAAACTTTCTGAAGAGATCGACCGTTTGGAAACTGAGTACAAACAGCAGTTGGACGAAGAGATCCAAGCAACTAAGGAAGATCTAGTTGAGAAAGTTGACGGCTACCTCAACTATGTGGTTGAGCAATGGATGGAAGACAACAAACTAGCGATCCAATCTGGCCTACGCACAGAAATCGCAGAAGGTTTCATGGATAAGTTGAAAGACCTATTCGTAGAATCTTATGTTGAAGTTCCAGAATCCAAAGTTGACCTAGTTGACGAACTAGCAGAAGCTAACGAAGAACTTGAAGAGCAAGTTAACGTTGCAACTGCGAAGTCTATCGAACTTGCAGAAGAGCTAGAAGGTTACAAGCGTGAAGCGGTTATCCGTGAAGCTTCTAAAGACCTAGCTGAGACACAAGTCGAGAAGCTTAAATCCCTTGCAGAGAACATTGATTTCGAAGATGAAGATACTTTTGCATCAAAAGTTAAAACAATCAAAGAATCATATTTCTCAAAGAAGACTACTGAATCCGTAATTGAAGAATCAATCGACGATGAAGCTGCTGACAGCGAAGTCGAAGTTTCACCAATGATGGAACAGTACCTTCAAGCAATCAGAAAATCATCTAATTAAGGAGATCCTATAATGGAAACTTATGATCGTCTCGTAGAGAAATGGTCTCCAGTACTGAACGAAGAATCAGCTGGCGCCATTACAGACAAGCACAAGAAAGCGGTAACTGCTGCAATCTTGGAAAATACAGAAAAAGCTCTTAACGAGCAAGCACAGCAAGCATCTTTCGGTCAAATGAACGAAGACGCAGCTGCTAACAACACAGCTTCTGTTGCAAACTGGAACCCAGTACTAATCTCATTGGTACGTCGTTCTATGCCAAACCTAATGGCTTATGACATCTGTGGCGTTCAGCCAATGTCAGGTCCAACAGGCTTGATCTTCGCAATGAAGTCAAACTACAAAACAACACGTGCTGGTGCAACATCTGGTAACGAAGCGTTGTTCAACGAAGCAATCACAGGCTTCTCAGGTGACTCAGATGCAACACAAGGTGCAGACGGTTCAGGTCTATCTGGTGTAACTGACTCAAATGGCGACTCATCTATCGATAACGACCGTTCAGGTCCAACATTCGGTGGCGGTATGTCAACAGCAAATGCTGAACAACTAGGTACAACTGGTGAATCAGCGTTCGCAGAAATGGGTTTCACCATTGAGAAATCAACTGTAACTGCAAAATCACGTGCGTTGAAAGCAGAATACACTCTAGAACTTGCACAAGACTTGAGAGCGATCCACGGTCTTGACGCAGAGACAGAGTTGGCAAACATCTTGTCAACAGAGATTCTTGCGGAAATCAACCGTGAAGTAGTTCGTACAATCAACTCTCAAGCGAAAACTGGTGCAACAACTGGTAACGTAACAACTCAAGGTATCTTCGACTTGTCTGCAGACGCAGATGGCCGTTGGTCAGCTGAGAAGTTCAAAGGTCTTGGTGTACAAATCGATCGTGAAGCAAACCAAATCGCAAAAGACACACGTCGCGGTAAAGGTAACTTCATCGTTTGTTCTTCAGACGTAGCAACAGCTCTTGCAGCTTCTGGCATGCTAGACTATGCTCCTGCTCTGTCAACAAACTTGAACGTTGATGACACAGGTAACACATTTGCTGGTGTTCTAAACGGTCGTGTACGTGTATACATCGATCCATATGCAACAACCGACTATGTAAACGTTGGCTACAAAGGTACAAACCCATATGACGCAGGTGTATTCTACTGCCCATACGTACCGCTAACAATGGTACGTGCAGTTGG